ATAAAGCAACTCTAATAAACTTACAAGAACGGAAGGTTTCCGCATTCAGTCAGTTTTTGCAGAGTTTATAATTTATAAATAAACATAGACAAACGTAATGTTAACGGAGTTAGAACCAATGTCTGAGACCTCGACAAAAGAGCTTGATAATATGGATCCAGTGAACGAAGACGCTGCTACTGGCACTGCTGCTATAACCAAGGGAGCAAAACCAGGAGAAAAGATTGACACATCTGGTGCCAATGATACCATAATTGGTGGATCTGATAGTAAGGGTAATCCTGAAGGAACCGCAAATTTAGGTAAAGCTGCCTCTGCCCCTGTAGGAGTAGAAAAGGATAAGTCAATTAAGACGAAACCGTCTGGAGCTGGAACTGGTAACGTATCTGCTGGATTGTCTGGTAAGATCTTTGACAGTGAGGAGCACAATGGCGAAGAAACAATCTCAGAAAAAGAAGAGACCTCTGAAACCAAGTACGACTTTAGTCAAGATGTTGACGCTCTTGTCGCTGGTGAAGAGTTAAATGAAGAATTCAGAGAGAAAGCTAAGACACTCTTTGAAGCGGTTGTAACTCAACGTGTCAATGAAGAGACAAAAACACTTCAAGAGGCATATGAATCTGCCTTGACCGAAGAGGTTGAAAAGATCAAAACAGAATTGGCTGAGAAAGTCGATGACTACATCTCTTATGCTGCAAAGCAATGGTTAGAAGAAAATAACCTTGCTGTGGAGCATGGCATTAAAACAGAGATGGCAGAATCGTTCTTCGATGGCCTAAAGAAACTGTTCATCGAACAGAACTTCACTGTACCTGAAGAGAAGTATAACCTACTAGACGGTATGGCTGAAGAGCTAAATGATATGGAGACTAAGCTCAACGAACAAATCGACTCTAACGTATCTTTAAATAAGAGAATTGGGGAGTTTGTTAAAATGGAAATTGTGAACGAATGTGCAACTGGACTTGCTGAGACCCAAAAGGAAAAGCTTGTTTCATTAGCAGAGGGTGTTGAGTTTGAAACTGAAGCAGATTTTCGCAAGAAAGTCGAAACTATCAAGGAATCATACTTCACTAGGAAGGCTGAAGTCGTTGCAGAAGCAAAGACTGACCCCACCGAAGAAGCAACTGCACCTTTGGTAGAAGAAACCACGACTGGTACTATGTCTAAGTACGTAGATACACTATCTCGTTGGTCCAAATAATAAACAACTACTTTTTAAAAAAAGGAATAACTAATGGCTGACATTAAGCAACTCCAAGAAAAGTGGGCACCCGTTCTTAATCACGATGCTCTTCCAGAGATAGGTGATTCATATAAGAAAGGCGTAGTCGCACAACTCTTAGAAAACCAAGAAAGAGCTTTAACAGAAGAAGGACAAATTCTTACTGAGACTCTTCAAACTGCAGGAACAGGTGGATTTAGTGGTGGTTCAACCGCTACAGGTCCCGTAGCTGGTTTCGACCCTGTTCTAATTTCATTAATCCGTCGTTCAATGCCTAAGCTAATTGCTTATGACATTGCGGGTGTTCAACCGATGACAGGACCTACTGGTCTTATCTTCGCAATGAGAACCAACTATAACGAGACAAGAGATCCTAACTCAGGTAACTTCCGTGAGGCATTCTTTAATGAGCCTAACGCTGGTTTCTCTGGTGGTGCTGGAACTGGTCTTTCTAATTATGACCCTAACGCATCAGATGCAACTAACGACGCTCAAGGTGCTAACCCTGGACTTCTTAACGATTCCCCTGCTGGAACTTATGAGAAGACTGGTGATGCTGAAGGAATGGCAACAGCTACTGCTGAAGGTTTAGATGACAGTTCTGCATCTACTGCTTTCAGAGAAATGGGTTTCTCAATCGAGAAGGTCACAGTTACTGCGAAGTCACGTGCTTTAAAAGCTGAGTACTCAATCGAGCTTGCTCAAGACTTGAAAGCAATTCATGGTCTTGATGCCGAGCAAGAGTTAAGCAACATTCTCTCTACAGAGATCCTTGCTGAAATTAACAGAGAAGTTGTTAGAACTATCTACGTTAATGCTGTTGCTGGTGCTCAGAACAATACTGCTAACGCTGGTATTTTCGACCTTGACGTTGACTCTAATGGTAGATGGTCAGTTGAGAAATTCAAAGGACTTCTATTCCAGATAGAAAGAGATGCTAACGCTATCGGTCAGCAAACTCGT